GCAATCAGGGTTGTCAGGATCTAATTGATTATGTTCTGGGTACATACAAGCAGAAGAACTATAGAAGATCTTCGTAGTATTCTTACCCATTCTATCATTATATTTCTGCACACAATCGAGAAGATTCAAATTGATAGATGCAGAGTTGTGCATGATGTCAGCATCATTTTCACCAGTAAAGATGAAACCTGCGCCTCCCATATCAGCAGCAAACTGATAGATCTCATCAAAAGGTTCGGTAAACTTCTCTTCAATACTATTATAGTAATTGCCAAGAACTCCTGCGAAGCGGATGCACCTCCTTACAGTTCCATAGTCTCTAAGATCAGCGACGATAAACTCGTCTGCTTCAGTCTTAGAAAACTCAGGTTCTTTGAGGTCTACACCACGCACCCAGTAACCTTCGGTCTTAAGTCTCTTAACCATGTGACTTCCAATAAAGCCACCCGCACCGAGAACCAGTGCAGTTTTTTGTCTTTCAGCCATAAGTGTTTGGATAGTGTAGCAGTTTATTTAGTATATCATTTAGATTGAATTTTGTCTAAAAATGGTGTGGGATTCCACCCCATTTCCCTTAGTACAACTGGGTTTGCTTTCAGAATATCTGGTTCTTTAGGAGTCCACTCTTGAATAGGAAGTTCGTTCTCACCAATCAAAGCATTTGCGAATTCCAACACAGATGTAGCTACTCCCGTACCCACGTCTACTACACCAGTATAGTCTGAATAGATTAATTTTTCAATAGCACTACAAACATCTTCAACGTGAACCCAGTCTCTTTTGTGTCGTGTTAGATATCTCGCCGTTCCTTCTTGCAACATTCTATAGAGCATATCATCTCTACTTCCTTCCTCTGCCCATACGTTAAAGAACCTCATACCCACACTGTTAGGTGGTGCCATGACTTCATTGACCTTCTTGGTCATTACATATGGATTCCTCCACCACTCATAAACTCCTGCAGAACTGGCATACAATAGCCTGATTTCGTTCCTTCTACAGTAATCAAAGATAGGTTTAGTTTTTTCTACATTATTTTTCCAGAAAACTTCTGGTTTATCAATACTTTCTCTAAGTGCAGCAAATGCAGCAAGATGAACAACACAATCAAATGGTGGTGAGAATACTTTCTCGTACCTATCCCATTCACCAATGTCATCAGGAAAATCAAGCCCGTAAGTTTCGTGTCCTTTACGAGTCAAGGTTTCATAGACATGAGATCCAATAAAACCTTTATGTCCTGTGATTAAAATTTTCACTGACCAACCCCAGTTACCTTAGGATCTTCCTGAGAACCAGCAGTATTAGTGACTCGAAGTCCATTAACACCCTGCCACCATCCAGTGATGATGTATTTTCTACTCGCAGGAGGATTACCTCTATGTAGATGAGTAAAACTTGCAGGCCATATAACTACTCTACCTGCCTTGGGTTTTACTCTGATACCCTGATACAAATATTCTGTTTCCCCTGCATCAACATCGTTCAAATAAATCATCCACGCAAGAACTCTATCATGGACATTCCAATCAGTGTTCTCAGCGTGGAACATATGATAACCGCCACCTCTAGGTTCGGTAATTTGTAGAAGGGCAGCACTACTAACGTAGTTAAAACTAGAAAGATATGGAAAGGCAGAAATATAATTCAAAAGGCATGGTTCGAGTGCATTTGCATACAATGCACCCACAGCCGCATTATGAGAACTATCCAAAACAAGTTGTCTATCTTGGATACCAAAAGTATGTCTAGGAGAAACAAGGTGACTAGTGTCACCAATCTCCATCATTTTCTGACAAAAATCTTCAGGAACTACATTGTCGTAGATGCCAATGAAATCTGAGATTGTCACATTTAGATCGGAATCAGGTTCCAGATCCATTATTTCTTTGTCCATAAAATCCTTTTGCTCGCCACCTTATTTTAGGAATAAGGAAACCCGAGGGGTCGTAAGACCATCCCGACCAGGGCTGTTAGAGTCCTTCCGTGACTAAAATTTCAGGTGTAGATAATTGGTCCCGTAACCATATCTATCAGCGTATTGTTTAGTAGAATGTTTTTCACCAAATTCACCATCTAACATAAAGTTAAATGCAATACTATATCTTACAGGTCCATCTGATTTTGTGTTAATCGGATTGACCATGTGGCTCAGATGTGAAGGGAAAAGATACAACGTTCCTTCGTCAGGTGCGAATTGTTTCACACAAGTATTGATGTCAGTAACATCTTCAACGTTTATTTCCCAATCATCTGTGCTCCAAGTGGGTCCACTTCTGAAGAATTGAATTTCCCCACCCTCATTTGGGTCATTTACACGGGGATAAAATACCCCACTAAACAAAGCATTAGAATGCCAATGCTTAACAGCATAACACTGATCCTGATACCTATTACACCAAGAGGTGACACAATGTATCTTATGAATATTTCGGTCGATACTCAATACATTGTATAGGTAGACTTCTACTTCCTTCATAATCATGTCTCGGACTTTTTCCATGCCTGGAACATCCAAAACACTTTTAATTTGTGTCACAGATCCATTGGATCTGCCCAACTGATCAACATCCTGTCTCCATTCAAGTTCTTCTAAGATGTTAACCATCTCAAAGAACTCTTTTGGCCTGAAAGGAAGTTGTGCCTCGTATAGAGGGGTAGGAAATAGTAAATGTAATTGCGCCATAGCTCCACCAGGGTTTTTAACGACTCTCCATGTCGTACACGTCACCCTTCACATAACAAGGAACGCCAGCTGGATCAAGCCATTTTGTGTACTCGAAGTCTTCAATAGCATAGTCCAGTTGAATACCATTGTCAAGAAGATACATGTCTTTGTACCTCCTAGTCCACTCATCGAACTTTTGAATTCGATAATCTGGCATTCCGTTGATTTCAAGAGTACCGCATTGAACGTAACGGTACGGATAACGTTCGAGAATTACATCCATTGTATTCAGTTTTAGGCTACTTCCACGCCTTCGAGATCGCGAACAAGGCAATCAAGAAGGATCTCATAATCATCTAGAGGTTCTCCTGAAAATTCATAACCTTCGTTTTGATAATAGCGAACTACTTTTTTATACAATTTAGGGTTCTTTACATCCAAATAAATTTCCCCAGTAGCAGCAAGACGAAGAGTTTCGATTTCTTTCTTGAACTTAGTAGTGACGGACATTTTCCCGTGAATGTTTACTGTTGAATTATAGGGGATAACCCTTATGAAGTCAACTCCCCTCTGAGTGATTGGTGTAGAGTTCTTCCCAATCGGCTTGGTCATCGTGGTCTAATTTTTCATCTTCCGCAACAGCAGAATAAGGTTCAATCACTCCTCTCCTTTGAAGAGGATCAACAAGTTCAGTTGGTGCAAGAATCACATCTCGTCCATCAGGACACATAATATGAAAGGTCTCTCCTTTTTCAGCCCTTTCAAAAATTTCATCGAAGTTCTTATCGAGTTCTTCTAAAGTAATCTGTTGCATAGAATTTAATAAAGAGTCGGGGTGATAGGATTCGAACCTACGGCCACTCGCTCCCAAAGCGAGTGCTCTACCAAGCTGAGCTACACCCCGTCAGTGTTCTTTGTATTTCTCTGGGTGTTTTTTAGAGTCGTGAATATAATACGCAAAAGGTATTAGAAGAGAGGTCCCCGCAATAGAACCAACTAGAGCGGGGTAGTGATGAACCACATTCATTGCAAAGTGTAAGATGTGGACCATTATGGAATTCTCCTTAACTTGAGAGGTACTCTAACATTCTTTCGGCAGATGATTCTTTGAAAGGATCATCCGACGCACCAGAAGGTTCTTTAAACCATGCAGTTGTAATCATATCGTCAATTACTACAGAATATCTCCAGCTTCTATCACCGAAGCCAATGTAGTTCTTATTGATACGCATGTCGGCCCAGTTAGTAAATTCTAGGGCTCCATCTGGGATGTGTTTAATCTTCTTAATCTTCAAGTCCTTAAACCATGCATCCATTACAAATGCATCGTTTACGCTGAGACAATAGATTTCATCTAGTTTACCAGCCTTTTTCAACTTTGCAAAAAGTTTTTCATATCCAGGCAAATGCTTGGAGGTACAGGTTGGTGTGAAGGCTCCTGGGATTGCAAAGACTACAACTCGCTTTCCTGCAAAAAGATCTTCAGCAGTCTTAGTTACAAATTCTCCATCCTCACGATACTGCCACGAAAGGGTTTTCGGAACAGTACGAATATCTGATCTGGGTGGTGCGTAATCCATTAGTAATCTAAAATTAACTTCAAACTATCTTATATATGCTCTATGCGGCACATTTATCTTCGACGCGATCCTCAATAGATTTGAGTTCGCCCTTAGTAGTATACAACAGTCTTTTTGTTTCTGTCAATACATAGAACCCTGTGATGGACTTTCCATCATCGGTCCAACCATAGGCTATAATCCTTTCATTTACATCATGGTCATTCAAGAGTTTTGATGTGTGAAGGTAATGGTTGTACCTTTGGTGGAGATTGATCATCAGCGTACCTCAAAGTTTAATTTTCGAACTTTCCTTTTACGGCGTTCGTCTTGGTATTTTAGGTCACTTTGTGTGAGGATTCCATCACTTTTAACATTATCTTTAGATTTTCGAAACACAACTTTTCCTAAGTCTACAGCAGAAACCCTGTCGCCATTTACGGTTACCATGTTTGGGCAACCACAACAAGAGAATCTACCATTCATTTCTAATTCGGTGTTACAATCTTTACACCTTACATATTCCATATGTTTATCCCGTTAGGTTGACTGTTAGAGACAGTCGAGGTTCTTTAGATTCATGTACACAATGCACTGTTCCATAGGGAACCATAATCAAATCGCCAGGTCCATACTCTTTTGTTTCTTCACCGACCTGCCATAAACAAGATCCGTACAATGGTTTCACAATTACATGATAGTCGTGGTTGTGTGGAGGGAAACTAACCCTTCGACTGGTGCTACCCTTTGTGAAATACAAGTTAGCAACTGTCCGACTACCTTTCAAATCAAAGAGTCTACGATCAAGTTCTCTAAGTTCTTCAGTTAAATCAAGAATATCTGTGATGTGAGTAGTGAATCCCAAATCATAGATCTGTTTCCATTTATAAAAATCTAAGCAACCATCTCCGTCATAATAAGAATCAGAAACTCTTCCACAATGATTGATGCTTTCTAAAGATCCTCTTCCCCACCGTTTCTTGATCTGCAATAGATCAAACATTCTCTCCTCGGTGAAAGGAATATCTATATTGTGAATTATTTCTGCACAGGCGTTGAGGTACTCCTCATCGTCAGGAGAAGTTACGAAAAACTGTTCATTCATATTTATCAAAATGATGGGAAATACTGGATTCGAACCAGTGACTTATTGCTTGTAAGGCAACCACTCTACCGCTGAGTTAATCTCCCAAGGCTCCCCCGCCAGGATTCGAACCTGGGACCAGACGATTAACAGTCGTCGGCTCTAC